ACAACAACAAGCAACAGCATTAACAGGGGCTGGTATTGGATCTTATCAACCATTTGTTACAGCAGCACAACAAGCAGCAACAACAGCTGGAACAGGATTAGGTTTAGCACAAACAGGATTAGGAGTTGCAGGACAAGAATTAACGGGAGCAGGCACAGCTTTAGGCACAGCAGGAACAACAACTGCAGGCGCACAACCTTTTATAGGAGCAGCAGGAACAGGATTAACTCAAGCTGGTACAACATTAGGTGGAGTGTCTCCATTTATTAGTGCAGCAGGAACAGGACTTGGAACTGCAGCAGGGTTGACTGGAACAGGTGCAGGAACTGGAACAGGTTCTATTGCATCTTATATGTCGCCATATCAACAACAAGTTATTGATACATCATTAGCAGAGTTTGATAGACAAGCAGCAGCAAGACAACAAGCTATATCTGATCAAGCTGTAGCACTTGGTGGTTTTGGTGGTGGTCGTGAAGGTGTTATGCAAGCAGAATATCAAACACAATCAGATAGAAATAGAGCAGCACTTCAAGCACAATTACAAGCACAAGGATTTACTCAAGCACAAGCTGCAAGACAAGCAGATTTACAAAACCAAATGATGTTATCACAAGGTCAATTAGGATTAGGTGCAGCTACATCTGGTTTAGCACAACAACAAGCACAATTAGGATTAAATCAATTAGGTTTAGGACAAGCACAATTAGGATTAGGTCAAGCACAAGCAGCTCAAGCAGGTCAACAGGCAGGTATGGCAGGTCAAAGAGCAGCGCTTGCACAACAACAAGCAGGATTAGGTCAAGCACAATTAGGATTAGGTCAATACCAACAAGGATTAGGTGGAGCACTACAAAGCTTCCAAGGAACAGATATTGCAAGAGCGGGTCAGGTGGGCGCCGCAAACCAAGCTCAAGCACAAGCTGTACTAGGAGCACAACGAGAGGCAGCAAGATTAGCTGCATACGAACCATTAGAAAGATTAGGTATATATGGTTCAGGTGTAACTGGTTTAATGGGAGGATACCCAGCACAATACCAATTTACATCTCAGCCTGATCCAAGTCCATTAGCAACAGCTCTTGGTGTAGGTACAACGTTAAGTGGAATTTATGGTAACATAAGAGGTGCTTTTACAAGCCCATTTACAGGACAATAATTATGAACAGAACTTTAAGAAGACCAATGTTTAGAATGGGTGGTAGCGCTGAAGGTATTACTTCAGGGTTAGATGTGCCTAATTTAAATGCATCAAGAGAAAATTTTCAAAATGGTAATACTGACTTAGAGTCAAGGTACAACCGTGCTATGGATTTTATTAGATCTAAACAAGCACCTAGAAGAAGTGACTTTAATGATTTTTTAATTAACATGGGACTTGATTTAGTATCAAGACCAAGATCTGGTAACATATTTCAACAAGTTGCAACATCAGCAAGAGAACCATTTGCACAGTTTCAAGCAAGCAAAGCAGCAACTAGAAGATCAGACGATGCATTATCACAAGCTTTAATTGGTGACATTATGGAACAAATGTCAGAAGAAAAAATAGCTCAAATTAAAAGCAAGAGTGGTCAAGACGATTTTATGTTTGAAAGACAACAAGAAGCATATATAAAATTAATAGCAGAACAAAGACGATTAGAAAAAGAATTAGAAAAAGCAGGAAAATATATTGGTCCCGCAGAAAAAGGCGCACTACAAATTGCACCAGATCAAGAAAAAATTAAAAGTATAGAAGAACAATTAGAAGACAATGCAAAACTACAGGCAAACCTTGCAGGTTTAGAAAACGATCCTGTTAGAGAAACTTTATTAGGAGTAATAAAAGCTGGTGGTGATGCTACTTGGGAAGATTTAGTAATTTATGATAATGAAAAAGCTAGAACAGGAAAAGGTAAATTACCATTAGATGATGATTCATTTGCAAAAGGTGGTAGAGTGGGATTTAATAAAGGTGGAACATTTCCAGGTGATATGACCACACAAGGTGAAAAACCTTCTGCAGAAGAAGCTGTTACACAACAACAATTAGATTCAATGTCTAGAGAAGCTAGTCCAGTACAAAGTTTAACTTTTGAAGAACTAAGAGCAAGATTACCTAATACAATAACAGATGATATTGTAACATTAATTGCAAGCAGTGAACAAGCATTAACTGATTTTGCAAACATACAAACACAACAAGACGTTAATTCATTTAATCAAAAATACGAAGTAAATCTGCAATTACCAGCGGAGGCGTAATGGCTTCTAACCAACCGTTTAAAAAGAAAAAATTAGAATACAACGTTGATCAAAGCACCGTTGATAAAATTTTAAAAAAAAGATTTAGCACAGAAAAAAAACCTAAAAAGTTTACTTGGAAAGGTTTGATGAATGCTACATCTATATTAGAAACTAATCCATTTGATCCAATAAGATTACAAAGAATTAGAGATTTAATGGAAGGCAGTGATGCTGAAGAAAAAGATTATATAGATACATTTGAAGATTTAGAAAAAGCTTATTACTCTGGTGCACAAAAACTTGGTTATGCAATAGGTGATCTTGCAACAGCAGGTATAGATTTAACTGTAGGTAGATTATTTGATACTAATCTTAATGAAAAACTTACAGAAGTTTATGAAGAAAATAAATTAAAAGAACCTGAAACTTTAACAGGTAAAGTAGTTGAAGTATTAACGCAGTATGGTGTTCCTAGTAGTGCAGCTATTAAAATTACTAATAGACTTAGAAGATTGTCTATGGTTTCTAAAGCAAAAGGTGCATCAACAGCAGTTCTTGGATCTACTATAACTAACATAGCATCTAAATCTGGTAATATGGCAAGTGTATTTGGTATTACAGATTTTTTAGCTAGTGAACCTGGTAGGGGAAACATAGTTTTAAAAGAAGAAAACACA